GATCCATCGAGAAGTCATCACCCAGCGTGAAAGACTGGGTGAAGTCAGCCCTCATTGGGTACAGATACTCGGCAACCTCCTGATTGAGGCTGTCCCACTGCTGCTTCTTGGCGAAGAGCTTGTCCCCGATAGAGACAAGCTCCTTGGCGCGGCTATCCATCTATCAGCCGGCCTGCCCGAGCAGTGAGTTGGAATAGCTCGTCGTGCCGGCATTGCCGCCGTTCTGCCGAGACAGCATTGTCGATGCCCTGCCAGAGCGCGCCGCGATCTGCTGACGCTGACGAAGATCAGCCGCCTTGGCCGCTGCGTCATCCGGCACCGGCATGGGAGTTGGTGCTTCAGGCTTTGGTGCCTTACCGCCGAAAAGTGCGCCCATGTTCAGGCTCTCCGTTTCTTCATGTTTGCGTGGCCGAGATTGACGACTGGACGGCCACCAGGATTCGAATAGGTGCGGATGCGGGCTGACACACTGCTTTCGCCGTATGCCCACGCATTGACCACGCAGTCACCTTTATCCGGCGATCTGCCTAGCCTTTTCTTGATGTCTTCCTTAGGCTCGATCTGAATACCGCTTTTGCCCAGTTTCCATGTTGGCGCGGCGAGATCGGCGAGCAATTCAGGATCAGGCGGCAGCGCTACCGGCTCGCCGAGATTCGGTTCCAGGGCCTCACGAAACAGCCACCAGACCTCAGCGCGCTTGTTGGCGAAGCCTAGCTTCTTGTCCCTCGCCCGCTTCTTGCTCTCTGATGACCCATTGTGGCCATAGAGCGTGATGCTCTGAACGTTGTTCTTCAGATGCGAGTAGACACCAGAACCGTAACCGCCGCCCATGTCGATGACGATCGGACAGCCATCCCGCATCAGGGAAAGGTCACGGGCCGCAAGCTCAATTGGGTCCACCATGCCCTTAAGCTTTTCTGCTATCACCTCGTCATACCAGTGCCCGTGGCGCCTGGCATATGCGTTCGCATCACCGCCGCCGAGCGCCACATCGTGGCTCAGGACAGACATCCCCACGCCCTTGGGCGGCTCTGGCGTCCATCTTGCCTGCGCTGCCTTGATCCACTCGGTCGGAATGACCTGGAACGAATTATCCTTAACCGAGGCGTCGAAGCGGCCATCCCGCATTCTGATGCGCAGTTCTTCCGGCATCGCCTCAAGCACGGAGGCGTAGCCGGTTGCCATCAGATCGGGATTGTCCTCAAGCTTGGCTGGGATGAAGGTGCGCGATCTCGGCTGCACCAGTCTCCCGTTGACTTCCACCGGTTCGGGCCCGGCGCACTCCACGTCTTCGCCATTGATCGTGGTGAACCAACGCAACTCGCCGGGCTTGGCGGGATTCGGATGCGTCGGATCGAGCCACGGTGCCCAATATTTTACGACCCAATAGCCTTCCGCGTTGATCGGCGGATTGCCGGTGGCAATAACCCTGCACCGCTGCTTCGGGTTTACTGAGCGTGTCCAGCCGATCAGGAAGCGGTATTGCGCCTCGCTGAAGTGCGTAATCTCATCAAAGCCCTTGAGGCTGTGTGGCCGTCCCTGGTACTTCTCAACATCCGTTTCATGTGGAACGGAGCCGAATTCCAGCACGTTGCCGTTTGGCAATCGCCAGAGCTTGTCCTGGGCGTTGTATCCGGTTCTTGAGCCAACAAGCCCTAGAACCTCGTCCTCCAAACCCTTGATCTGCGGATACTCGCGGCGGAAGATGATGGCCTTGTCGTGGTCATCGACCGCTGTACCGCACAGAAGCGCCGACTTCCCGCCGCCAGCCGAGCCGCCGAAAAAGAGTTCGTCAGCGAGTGAGGCGAGCGCATCGGTTTGTGGGCCGGGGTTCGGAATGAAATAGCGACCCTTCGCGGCCTCTATCGCGTCCTTGGCTACTTGCTCCTTCACCTTGACTGGCAACGCATCATAGCGCGCCAGGATGTCATCCAGCAGACTTGCCATTCGCCAGCGCGTACGCGATACGGCGGGCCAGATCGTATCCGCCGGTTTCTTCGGGGATCAGATCCTTGCCGTCCTTACCGGTGAGTTCATGCTCTTGCTTGTCGCGCCAGTCATCACCAGCAGCGTTCTTGAGCGCAAAGATGGTAGAGGTGACAACTGGTCCCTGCTCTGCTTTGAGCAATCTGCGCTCGAGGAAAAGCTGTCGCTTTGAGCGAGCAAGCTTTATAGTGTCCGCAAATTCCTCGTGGTTGGCTTCCCACTCATAGACGCGCTGCCTGTGAATTCCGAGTTCCGCAGCCGCAGCGGCGAGCGAAAGTCCTTCGGCCATGAGCTGAAGGATTTCCTCGCCATACTGCGGTTTGAAGTCGGTTGGCCTTCCTGCGGTCAATGCTTGCCTCCAAGCTCACTCATTAGGCGTTGGTGACGACGCCACCGCCAATGACGCGGCCATTCGGCAGGCGAACCGCCAGGTAGCCAACGGCGGTGCCGGTATCAAGATAGCTGCCAGCCCAGGCACCAGACGTGCTGGAGATGCAGGCGAAAATCTTCTTCGCCACGATCGCCAGAAGTTTGCCAGTGGCGCCCTGCTGAACGCCGGTCGAACCGCCAGCCGCAACGAAGTCGGTCATCGCCGAGCTGGAGTACATGATGATCTCGAAGTTTTCCGCATAGTCGATGTTCTGACCGAACACGTCCTTTAGCTGGATGGTGATATCGCGGGTGTCCGCGACCGAGGCGCCCTCCGCACTGATGGTGATCGTCGCATCAACGGCGGGCTGGCTGAGATTGAGCAGCGTAGTCGGCTGCTGCGATGCAAACTGCCCATACGGGCCAAGGCCGAAACGCTTGCCGAGAATGGCTTTGTAGGGACGAGGCTGAGTGGTCATTGTCGGTTGTCCTTTGCTGTGACCATGAAAAAGCCCGCACGAAGCGGGCGGCTAACACTGCTCTGAGGCAGGATCTTCAGGATTTCAGATCGCCGGGAATGACGGCCCATTCGATCGTGGAACCGTTCGCCGTCACGTTGAGACGGATGGTGGACATAGCCGGCGTTTCGAAAACATTGGTATAGTCAGCCGTGATACCAGTGGCTGCCTTGATCCAAGCGCCAGACGGCATCTGCTTTTCGATATCCACCGAGCCCGTAGAGGCAAAGTCGATGTCGATGTTGAACTTGTAGTTCGGCCCGACTGTCGTAAGGGCTCCGGTGCCGCTTTTGGTTCCTGTAGCCATTGAAGGCTCCTATTGTCAGACGGAGAGCAGCGACGCGATGAGAGCGGCGCGCGTTGAGTTGAAGTGAGTGCCGTCCGTTGTGCCTGCCGGCGGGGCTTTATGAATGTCGCTGTCACGCGCCGACATCGCCGCGTCAGCTGCTTCAATGACGTTGGTCATGTTCGCCAACCCGGCTCTGATATCTGCATTGAGCGGGTTGAGGTCCACCATGTTGCCGTCAGTCTGTGGGGTCTGATTGGCGGTGGTCGCCCAGCTATCCGTTGAGGTCGAGCGAGGGGTGATGGTCGTTTTCCAGATACGCTTGCCGGTAATGCTCGCCGTAGCCGCGATGGTCTGCAAATCCGCCTCGATCTGGGCTCGTGTACGGCCGAGACGAAGATCATTAACGCCATGCTGTAGGATCACGTCTGTGAACGACATGAGCGTCGATGACGTGTCGGCATTCAGAGTAGCGGTGATCGGCGCGACATCCGCCGCCTGCTGGCCGCCCTTGGCCCAGGTCATGCAGGGATAGCCAAGCCGCCCAAGCATGCGCTGGAGAAAGCCGGATGAATCCTGCGTACCAACGCCACTGTCATCTCCCTGGCCCCAAGAAAGGCTATCCCCGACGATCAGGAATGACCGCGCAGCGGTGGCGTTGACCGTGCCAATGATCGCGCAAGGTCCAAACGTGTTGATGCCGGAGGTCGCCGCGATCGTGCCGCTGTTGCCGAGATCGGAAGCTGAGTTGCCGTCGTCGACACCGAGCGTCGAAGCGCCTGCGTTCAATTCCATGATCGGCACGGATACTGCAGAGCCCACGGTCAGCACCGTGCGGACCCAGAACTTGGTTCCAGCAGGGATCGTGAGACCGGATACGACATCCGACTTGATGCGAGAGCCAGCGGTGATTGCTACCGTGTTAGACCCGGACCAGTTTACAGCGGTAAACGTGTTGGCCGGGTATTCGATGTAGAATTTCATGCTGAAGGCGCCACCCGCCGTGCTGGTGCCCACCGCTGACAGGTATCGATTGACGAACACCAGTTGCAGATTGCTGATATCGCCCGCCCCATGTGCCCAATAGGCCTTACGGCATGTGAAAGGCGCCGTCAGAGAGGTGACGGTCGTTGGTATCTTGCCTCGGTTTGCTACGAGGCCGCCTTGCGTCGGAACAATACCGCCGAACCTGCCAGCAAGCGGCCCATAGATAGGCGAGATGATTGGGCTCCTGATGGGAGAGCGGATGATCGTCACTTAGACTTGTTCCGTAGCATGTTGAGGATCGCGCCAGCCACGCGCTTGCCAGCCTCAGGCGAGCCGTATTTCTTTCCGGCTTTCTCAGCGATTTTGGAGAAGTTCTTCCCCTTCTTGCCGATGTCCTTGCCCTGGGCGGCCCTCTTGGCGGAATAGGTGATCTTGGCCATCAACCAAACTCCTCGATCTGATCCGCATGGCCACGCAGGATCTCAACGATCTCTGCCATCGACCAATCGTGCGCCATCAACATGATTGCGTTGTTGAGCGCGGCCTTGGACTGGAGGCGCCGTGCTTTCTTGGTGGCCTGCTCAGCCAGGTTTTCGATCTGCCGTGGTTCTGGCATGCTGCGCTCCACATTTGTGTGGAATCGGTCCTCGGCTATGAAAGTCGAGGGG